GTTTCCCAGTCACGATCAGTGGGGCTGTTAGATGTGTTCATGAGGCTTCGCAGCATTCAAAAAATTGTTTTATTACGTTGACTTTTTCTCCTGAGTCGTTGGCTTGTCGCTCTAATGAGTGGTCTCTTGATGTGCGTGATTGGCAATTATTTATGAAGCGTTTGCGAAAGAAATTTGGTCCGAAGATTCGGTTTTATCATTGCGGTGAATACGGCGAGATGTGTGGTAACTGCAATGCTTCAATTTTTTCTTGTTCCTGCGGTTCTTCTGTGCGTCCTGTTCTCGGTCGTCCTCATTATCATGCTTGTATTTTCGGGTTTGATTTTCCTGATAAAGAACTTTGGAAAGTGATAAATGGACAAAATTTATATATTTCTAGGTCTTTGCAAGAACTTTGGCCTCATGGCTTTTCTACTATCGGTGATGTTACGTTTGAATCTGCTGCTTATGTTGCTCGTTATATCATGAAGAAAATAAACGGTGGACGAGCTGAAGATCATTATGTACGTTATGATACAGGTGAGGTTTTGAAGCCTGAGTATACAACAATGTCTCGTCGCCCTGGTATTGCGCGGGAATGGATAGACAAATATGTTGATGATGTTTACCCTCATGATTTTGTAATTATTAACGGGAAAAAATATCGTCCCCCTCGTTATTATGATGGAATCTTGAAGACAGAACGTCCTTATACTTTTGACGAGGTAAAACATATTCGTGAATGTAATGCAGAAAGGCATGTTGACAATTGTACGCCTGAGCGTTTAAATGCTCGTGAGCTTGTGCAGTTGCAGGCTTTTAAGCTATTACCCAGAAACAAGGAGTTTTAAAAATGTTACACACTATGATTGCTGTTAAAGATGCTAAAATTGGTTCGTTTGCGCGGCCTGTGGCTGTTGTTAATGAGGCAACCGGTGTTCGTGCTTTTGCTGATGCTGTAAATGATGCTTCAACTGAGTATCATAAACATCCTGAGGATTATACAATTTGGTCGCTTGGAACTTATGATGACCAGACGGGTGTTTTTAATAATTTGGTTGTTCCTGTTCAGTTGGCGAATGCTGTTGCATTGCTTAAGTTAGTTTAGTATCATTATAGCCGGGGGTTTTCCCCCGGCTATTTTTTTAAGGAGTTTTAAATATGTTTAAAGAATCTGGTTTTCGTCTTCCTTCCGTTATGCAGCATGATTTTTCTCGTGCTCCCACTGTTAATATTCAGCGTTCTCAGATTGATATGTCGTGTGGGTATAAGTCTGCTTTTGATGCTGGTTACTTGATCCCGTTTTTTACTCAAGAAATACTCCCCGGCGACACGCTTAATGTTCGTGCTACGATTCTTGCTCGCCTTGCTACCCCTATTTACCCGATTATGGACAACCTTTACTTAGATACTCATTGGTTTTATTGCCCAAATCGTCTGCTTTGGACGAATTGGGTAAAAATGATGGGAGAACAAATTAACCCTGGCGATTCCATTGCTTTTACGACACCTCGGCAGACGATCCCTGTGGGTGGTTATACGTTAAGTTCGTTAGGCGATTATTTTGGCATTCCGATTTTGATTGCTGGGCAGGAAAACCCTAATGCTTTGTTTTTCCGTATGTATAATAAGACGTGGAATCAGTGGTTTAGAGATGAGAACTTACAAAATTCTGTAACGGATGATGTTGGCGATGGCCCAGATACGGCATCTAATTATGTGTTGTTACGTCGAGGAAAGCGGTTTGATTATTTTACGGGCTGTTTGCCTTGGCCTCAAAAAGGAACTGCTGTGACTATGCCTCTTGGTGCTTCCGCAAATATTGAAACGGATCAGAATTTGCATGCGTTTGACAGTGCTTCTCGTGTGAATATTACTTCGGCTGGTTCTTTATATGCGCTTCGTACTATTAACACAAATAACGACGTTACTGTTAGTACTGCTGCTCTAGGTACTCAAAAACTTATTGCGAATCTTACTACGGCAACGGGTGCTACTGTTAATCAGTTGATTGAGTCCTTTGCTATTCAGGATCTTTTGACTATTGATGCTCGATCGGGGACGCGATATACGGAGATTCTTGAGGCTCATTTTGGAGTGCGGTCGCCTGATGCTCGTTTGCAGCGCGTTGAGTTTCTCGGTTCATCTTCTCAGCCTCTTTCGTTTTATTCGGTTCCGAACACTTCTGATACTGCAACTAGAAAGCAAGGTGCTTTGGCTGCATATGGTCAGGGTGTAATAAATAATGAGGGTTTTACGAAGTCGTTTGTTGAGCACGGTATTGTAATGGGTTTAGTTTCTCTTCGCGCGGATTTGACTTATTCTCAAGGCTTGCTCCGTAAGTGGTCGCGTACGACTCGTTATTCGTACTATTGGCCAGCCCTTGCTCACTTGGCTGAACAGCCTGTTTATAATAAGGAATTGTTCTTGCAGGGAACTGCTGGTGCAGGTGCCGATGATAACGTTTTTGGCTATCAAGAGCGTTGGTCTGAATATCGTTATAATCCGTCTTTGCTTACTGGCTTGATGCGTCCTGATGCAGCTGGCACTCTTGCTGCCTGGCATGTTTCACAGGATTTTGCGGCATTGCCGACACTCGGAAATACTTTTATTCAAGAGAACCCTGATGTTGACCGTGCTATTGCAGTGCCGTCCGAACCTCATATTATATTTGATTCTTATATTAAGGTCATTGCGGCACGGCCGATGCCTCTTTATTCTGTGCCTGGTTTAACGAATCGTTTTTAAATTATGATTTATTTGAATCGTATACATTCTGATTCGGTATCGACCCGTGGCGTGATCGTTGCGGGTCGATACCCTCTTTGTCATACGTTGGAGTTACCATGGCGTAATAATACTCTTAATTCGTCTTCAATTCCTGATGGTGTTTATCGATTAACAAAAGCTTCTTCTCCTCGTTTTGATAAATGTTTTTATATACATGACGTTCCTAATAGGGAAGGTATATTAATTCATGTGGGAAATACTTTGAGTGATACAAAGGGTTGTGTTTTGGTTGGTCTCGATGTAAACTGTGAACATGTTATTGAGTCTCGTTCAGCTCTTCAGCGTTTATTTTCTGTGCTTGGTGATGAAGAAATTTTATGTGTAAGGAGTGTTAAATAATGCTTGATGATCCTCAGTTTATTCAGCTTATTTCTACTATATTTACGTCTATTTTTGGTTATTTGATCGGCAGGAAAACTAAGTAATGGGTTTGTTTGATGGTTTTCTTGGTCCTGTTCTCGGTGGTGCTATTGGTTTGGTAAGCAATGCCAAAACAAATGCCGCCCAGAGGGATGCAGCTGCCGACGCTAATGCTTTTACGGCAACTCAGCTTCAAAAGCGTCATCAATGGGAAGTTGCCGATTTGAAAGCGGCTGGTCTTAACCCTATTCTTTCTGCCGGCGGCACCCCTTCTATTGGTTCATCAGCAAAGGCTGATGTTGAAAGTTCTGGTGAGGCAATTTCTCGTTCTGTTTCTTCGGCGCTTGCGGCTAAGGCATTGCAGTCTCAGATAGATCTTAATCAGGCCCAGACTACAAAGAATTATGAAGAAGCTAGGTTTGCTAATCGTAATACTGAGGTTGCTTTTCAGACCCAGAAGTCTAAGGAACTTGAGAATTTTCTTTTAGCGGGGACGATACCTGCTAGTTTGGCATCGGCAAAGAATGTTGCTACTGAACAAAATACATGGCTTAATCGTGTTCTGCGTCCGCGGTCTAAGGCGTTTGCTGATACTGTCGGTGATTTTACAGGTGCAATCGGTAATGTTTTTCGGGGGCAGACATCTCGTTCTAATGTAACATACGGCAAATAAGGAGTTTTAAAAATGTCAATGAATAAGTTTGATTCTAAACGTGATTGGGTTAAGAAGCCCTTAATGCGTCAGGAGACTCAAGTGTTTTTTGATTCTGAAGGTGATAAGTCAATGACTCAGCAACATCATAATGAAGGGGGAAGGCTTGATACTTCATCAATCGTCTCCAGGTATTTTCAGACGGGTGTTATTACTCATACCCGCGATCAAACTGCTAGGTATATTGATGCGGTTCATTTTCAGGATTTCCAATCAGCCATGAACTCGAAAGTCAAGGCTGATGAGGCCTTTTTCTCGATTCCTCTTGAGATTCGTGAGGAGTTGTTTGACGACGATCAGCAGGAGTTTGTTGAATTTTGTCTCGATGAGAAAAATTTGGACAAACTGCGTGAATTAGGGCTTGCAGAGCCTTTAAAAACTACTGAGCCTATAAAGGTTATCGTTGAAAATCCGGCAATTCCTGATGTTCCAAAGTCGGCGGCGCCGGATTTAAAGCCCTCGCGATCGTGACTGGGAAAC